TGGAGGATATGACACTAACAGTTATGGGTATCATTCATCAAGGATAGAACTAGACGGAAATGGTAATACAGTAGATATTACACAACGCAACAATAGTAATAGTTCAGCAGGACACACTAGCAATGTAAGATTCCGTGGAGACGATAATAGTTTGACTACACTCCAAACAGGCACAGGTGGTTCTAACGGACATTTAAGTTGGGTCTATACACACGATACTGAAAAGAATAATACAGTAGACATATTCCAAAATTCAGATACAGCAGATCACAAAGCAACTGTTAGTCTTTACACAGATGATAATACAGTAGATATAGATCAGACAGGTACATCACAAAATAAAACATATATTTTATTTTCTAGTAGTTCATCTGGACCAACAGATTTTACATTATCACAAAACGGAGGAGATACATACGGCGATGCAGACACAGGATCATATGCAACCATTCTTTGTGGATCAAGTGCTGGATGTACTGTTAATGTTTCTCAATAACTAACAAGATAATCAATTTTTACTTTTTCTCTATTTGCTAAATGTTCTTCTTTGATTAAATCTTTTGATTGTCCAAAATACGCAACTGCGTGATGTTTTTCTACCATATAATCATTGATTGATTGATCGGCATAGTTTGTTGTTCTATAAAATGTTCCAAGAATACGACCAAATTTACCTTCAGCATCTTTATCAGTTTTTAATCTAATACCACCTTCGTCATCTAACATATTCTGTAAAAACTTTTTGGCAGCAAGACCATATTTCTTTTCTTCTAAATCTCGTGTTCTACTCTCAGGTGTATCAATACCCATCAATCTGATTCTTTCATTTCTCATCCAGATACCAAAACCTAAATCAATATCAACATCGACAGTATCACCATCAACCACTCTTTTTATTTCCACTCTATACTCATACATTATTTTTCTCCTGTCTGAAAAGTATAAATCTTAATTAGTTCTTCTTTACCTTTAACTTTTATCTCACCGATACTCTTAGTCTTAAATGTATCTGGTAATTGTTCTTGTGTGTATGATGACCATATAGTTGGATTATCTTTATAATCACCTCGACAAGCAGTTGCTTCTAATCTTGCAGCTAAATTAACTGCGTCACCTACAACAGAATAATCAAGTCTTGTCTTTGAACCCATGTTGCCTACAATCGCAATACCTGTGTTCACACCTGTGCCTACATTGATGTCAGGTAGTCCACGTTCTTTGTATAGTATTTTTAGTTCTTTAACCTTTTCTTCTATTTCTTGGCACGACTTAATTGCCATCTCAGCATGATTGGGCATATCTAATGGCGCACCAAATATTGCCATCACACAATCACCCATAAACTTATCTATCATGCCACCATTCTTTAATATTATATTACTTACTTCATTTAGAAATTCATTTATCAGTTCAACAAGACCTTCTGGATCATCATTGTTTTTATAATACTCTGATATTGGTGTGAAACCTACAATGTCCATAAACAAGAAAGACATCTCTTTTCTATCGCCACCCAATTTAAGTTTCTCAGGATGCTTTATGAGTATTGCTACCTGTCTAGGATCTAAATATTTTTCAAACTGTTTCTTAATTTGTTGTTTCAGTCTAAACTCTAAAATGAAACGATTGAAGATAGAATGCATTCCAACCAACAATACGACAAGGGATGCTATCGTAATATCAAACAAATATAAATTATTTTGCCAAAGATTTATTGAAAGATGTTGTAATCCACCCAACAATAAGATTATACTCAAACCAATTACAAAGTATGGTGTGAATCTTGTAAGAACTATAATTAAAATACCAATAAAGAATACTAAAGATATCTCTGCGAGTTTTGCCCAATAGGGTCTTTGTATATTCTCACCATCTAATACTGTTTGTAATGAGGTGGCAATTGCTTGATGTGAGTATTGTTCACCAGTAGGAGAAGCAACAACACCACCGATACCTTCTGCTGTTGTACCAATGATTACAACCTTGCCTTCTAACTCAGAAAAGTCATTTTGTGAAGCAGATACTGTTTGAAATTGTTTATTCCACCTTAACCAGATTCTACCATTCTGATCTGTATTAACAGTAGTAAATCCTGGAACTCGCATCGCAACAATACCACCTTCATTTGCCTTAACTTGATAACTAGGATCCCTTACAGCGACTCTGAGGACTTCTAAGGCGACAGATGGATACACTTCTTCACCAACCCTCATGAGTAGTGGTAATCTACGAACAACACCATCGACTTCAGGTACACTGTTGATTACACCAACACCATCTGCTACTTGACCAAGTTCTGGTATTGGTCCAAGCATACCTTTCCACTCAAACAAATATGGTATAGGATCGCCTATCTTTGCGACACCTCGTTCAACTCCATTCTTATTTGCGTTATTAGAACCAACTTGTGCTATAACTATACCATTGTCTTTTATAGTATAGGCGAGATCTCCATCACCACCAAGTCTATCTTCTTCAGAAAAAAGTATAGGAAGTACAATTACATGAGCACCAGAATATCTTAGTTTCCCAATTAAATCTGCCATCACAGTTCTTTTCCATGGCCACTGACCATACTTCTCAATTGATGCTTCATCAATTTCTAGAATAGCAACATCTTTAGACATGACTGGTTTGTCAAGTTGTTGTAGTAAATCAAACTGTTTAAGTCTTGCTATTTCAGTTACAATAGGATCTTTGATTTGTACTAATAATAAAATTAGTAATGTGAAAAGTGGGAAAGTCCAGTGTGTAATTATTTTATTCATAACATTTCGAAGTAAAGATCTTCATTTAAAATGTGATAATTATTACACTCACCATATGTTTTAATATGTGTATACACTCTTTTAGGTGCATGTTTTTCTACCATACTTGTCCACCACTCTATTGGTTTAACAGTACAATGTGCGTTCTCACCATTTGGTAACAATGCCTTTGCTAGTTTTGTTGAGATACCTAAAAATACAAACTTGTCTGCATGACTAAAAATATATTCAAACACTTCTGGTATTTGTTCTTCAGGTATATGCTCCATTACATCTGTAGAGATAATACCATCAAAATTTTTATCAGGTAACATCTCATGTTCAGGAACTGCTGGATCATAAAGTTCAGGCATCAAACCCCAATCTTTATGCATATTCCACTTAGTATATTGATGTCCTTTACCACAACCATAATCTAATACTGTTTGTGATTTAGTATCAATAATTAAATCTTGTATATGTATTGCTTGTGGTGGTAATGAGTTGCCAGAATAATTATTATTTTCTCTATGGTATTGCTTATATTGTTCTATATAATCAGTCATTATCTTTTAGTCCTCTCACATGTGTCCTATGTATTTTGCAGTTTATAATTCCGTTATAGTAATCATCAGATAGTAGGACTTCACGATCAAACTGTTCTTTTGCCTCTAAGTAGGACATCTCACCTTTAGAGTTACATAAATGTAAAATTTCTCTATGAAAAGAATCTCTACCATTTTTTTCAACAATTATCTTTACTTCATCACTAGAACCAAAATAATCTTGCCAGTCAGATTCTTTAGTTACTTTTCTTTTACGAGTCTTGCCTTTTAGTGGAGCAAGTCTACGAGTAGAGTTAAAAAGTTTCTTTCCTACATACTTCTTTTTATTATTTAGATCGGTAATTACATAAACAAATCCAACATAATCTCCAATCATTTCACTGGTAAACTCATCATCACGATAGTACCACATTCAATCTTCCTCAGTTTCTTTTTTTTCTTCCTTTATCTTTTCTTCTTTAGGATCTAAGTTTAACAAATTTGCGTTTGGTTTGCCATTGAAAACAGCATCCCACCTTGCAGCCAGTTCTTCATGACTTATTTGCATTGGTCTTCTTTTATCACCCTTCCCATTCATCTTCATCATCCTCTGTAAATAAAGTTTCTAACATATCTTCTTCAATTTCAAGTTCCCCACCACAAAATGAACAAAAGGAAAGTTTATAGTTCCTTTCGTTCATGTCATGAAATATATTATACTCTGCTTCGCAAGAGTCACACACTACTATTATTTTCACGCAACTTCTTCCTCATAGGCATCATCCCAATTGCCTGTCAATCCAGCAACTTCATATTCTGTAACCCTGTTTTCAAAGAAGTTTGTGTGGTCGGCACCATTCAACACCCACTCCAACCATGGCAGTGGATTTTCTTTAATCTTAAATGTAGTTTTTAAACCTAATTGTAACAATCTTCTGTCTGTTATATATCTTATATAGTTCTTAACATCTTCAGATGATAACCCTTCTATATCACCCATAGAATATGCGAGATCTATAAACTTGTCTTCAAGTTTTACAATCTCCTTTGCCATAATGTAAATTTCTTTCTTAAACTCATCATTGATAAGTTTAGGATGCTCTGAACAAAATGCTTTAAATAGTTTAGAGTTACCCTCAACATGCATAGACTCGTCACGGATAGACCACTCTACAACTTTACCCATTCCTTTCATCTTACCAAATCTTTGAAAGTTCAATAGCATTACGAATGATGCAAACAAAGCAACACCTTCATTAAATACAGACTTTGCTAATGCATGTGCTAGACCACTCTGAGTTGTTACATCTGACTTTTGCATAAATGCAATCTTATCTGCCATTTCTTTATACTCTAAGAATGCATGATATTCTTCATCAGGTAAACCTAATGTGTCATTCAATAAAGCATATGCTCTTTGATGGACACCTTCTCTGTTTGCGAAAGAACCAAGCATATTTCTTACTTCATTGTTTTTAAACTTAGGAATAAATTGGTCATAATAGTTTTGACCAACAGCAACATCAGATTGTGTAAACAATCTTAAAATGTTTGTAATGTATTCTTTTTCTACTGGTGTAACTTTATTCATCTTCCAGTCAGTTACATCTTCAGTCAAGTCAACCTCGTCTTCAATCCAGTGTGCTTTCTCATGCTTGATTGTTAAGTCAACAGCAAATGGGTAAAAGAATGGTTTG